GTAATCAGTTAACAGTGTTAACAAATGGCAAATACAGTACAGTTGTTTTTAGTAATATACGTATAAAAGAACTTGGTACTTATGATGGTGCAGCATTGCAAGTGTATATTTCCAATGCCTCTAACAGCGTTGTTGCATACATGTTAGGTGATAATTACCAAAGCACTGGTTGGACATTAAAAGATTGGATACCAGATGCAACTAATCCTGGCATTAATACTGGTGCAGATTCATCTGGTGGATGGAACTTATATACAACAGCAGCACAAGTCGCGTTAGCAGATTTCCAACAAGGTATGGCAGTAACACCTGGTAACATATCCGGATCATTTATAGGCGATGGTTCTGGATTAACAGGTATTACTGCAACTAACGCAACTAACGCAGCCAATGTTGATATTGATGATATAGTAAACAATTCAAATGGTTATAATCTAGTATTAACGCAAAATCAGACTACCGGTGATGGTCCAGATACATCTGGAAATTTTGGATACGAGCAATTGCATGTAGATATTAATAATCTACGATATTTCAATGCACCTACTACAACTGCAGGTGCAGAGATTTTAGCTGCTCCCAATTTACAACTTTCACATCCAGGTGGTAAAATTCAATTCAAGTCTCAAACCAATGATTTAAATTCAGAAATTAGATTTCAAGATACTGGTAATGCACAAAACATAAGTTTCAAAGTTAACAATACAGAGTATATGGATATTGGTGAAAATGCTATCATCGTTAATCCAAACTTTACAGTAGGTAATAGCTTCACAATAAGAACTGGTGGTACTACCACCGCTTTAAGAGTTAGTGGTAGCGGCGATGTTGGTATAAACACTACAAGCCCAACTGATAATTTATTTGTAAAAGCTTCTGGCGATGACCATGGTATCACACTAATGCGTTCTAGCACCACCGCCGGAACATACTCAGAATTAGGATTTTTAAATACAACCGGCGTAGGCAGCCAACGCAATGCATGGATTAGAGGTATACGAGGAGCCGCCGGCTTTAGCGATTCAATTTTAGCTTTTGGGACTGGTGACAGTACAGAAAAAATGCGTATACTAGGTAATGGTAATGTAGGTATAGGAACGGATGTTCCATCTGACAAATTAACAATTGTTGGCACATTTGAAACTCGGTTAACTGGTAATGATATAGAATTTCAACGTGATAATGGTAAATCATATATACGCAAACAGCCAAGTGGGATCGCACAAGACGAAACCGGTCTAGAATTAGTATTCACTAATCATGGTAATGACGGTGATCAGAACAGTGTTGGGCTTGTTATAACAAATCAACAAACAAACGACAATTTTACCGGTTGGGGACAAAGCAACGGTGGTGCAGTTACAATTGCTGCTCCTGGTGTGTATTCTAATACTAATCCATCTGGTGCAAGTTATATGAGAATACAATCTGATGGAACTATGGGAAGGCATACATCAGATCGTACACATAAAACTGATATTGAAAATTTACCAGATGCTCTTGACAAAGTTAAACAATTACAGCCACGTCAATACAAATTTAAATCTCATGTGTCTCAAAGCGCAGAGGCAGCGCCAACATCAATTGGATTTATAGCTCAAGAAATTAAATCTATATACCCAGAAGTAGTGCAAGGGGAAGAAGGTAATTACAGTGTTGATTATCCGGAAATGACTGTAATTGCAGTTAAAGCTTTACAAGAACAACAGGTTATAATAGAAGCTTTAGAAAAACGTATAGCTGATCTAGAAAATCAATAGATCTATTCAAACAATCACATATTTATATAAAAAGGAATTCTAATGGCACAAAACATACCAATATGGCCAGGTTCTTCATCTTTTTTTAGTGGAGATACACCATTCGGATTATATGATGCAGATACACAATTTCAAACCGATGCAGATAAAGTTGCAGATTGGTGTGCCAAACGTATGGGATATCCTATCAATGATATCGAATTGCAGGATATCAATTTCTTTGCATGTTTAGAAGAATCAGTATCAGAATACGGAGCTCAATTAAACACATATAATATACGTGATAACATGTTAAATTTATATGGTGCTAGTACTTCAAGTAATTTAACTGGTCAACAAGTATCTTCAAATTTAGGTGGATTAATTGAATTAGCTGAAGAATATGGAGTAGAGGCTGGATCTGGAGGTAATGTCACATATTATACTGGGTCAATTTCTGTTACATCAAATCAACAAATTTATGATTTAACAGATTCTTCAATTGTATCATTAGAATCAGGAACGCCAGGAACTGATGCCATAGAAATTAAAAAATTACTTCATGAAGCTCCCCCAGCCATAGTAAAATATTTTGATCCAATGGTAGGAACAGGATTAGGATCTCAGCAAATGATGGAAACATTTGGGTGGGGTAATTATTCTCCAGGTGTATCATTTATGATGATGCCTATGTATGCTGACATGTTAAGATTACAAGCAATTGAATTTAACGATCAAATACGTAAATCTGCATATTCATTTGAAATGTCAAATAACCGGATCAAATTCTTTCCAATACCAAATGGTGTGAACTTTACTAAAGTATATTTTCATTATATTTTAAAATCAGACCGAAGTGCACCACTTAAAGGAGATACGGGTAGAATTTCTGATTATTCAAATGTACCGTATAATAATGTTATTTATAAAAATATTAACGATGTTGGTAAACAATGGATACGTAAATATACGCTGGCATTGGCAAAAGAAATGTTAGGATTTATTCGTGGAAAATATTCATCTATTCCAATACCAAATGCAGAAGTAACATTAAATGGAAGCGACTTATTATCAGCCGGACAAACCGAAAAAGAGGCTCTTATAACAGAACTTAAAGAAACACTTGATACTATGTCAAGGCAATCACAATTGGAACGTAAACAGGCGGAATCAGATGCATTATTACAACAAATGAATAAAATACCACTTAAAATTTATATAGGATAATAATGGCTTTATTTGGTTCATCTAGAGACGCAAGTTTAATTAAATCAATTAATCGAGAATTGATTAATCGTTACATTGATACTGAAATTGCATTTTATAAATTAAGTTTACATGACACAAATGCTAATATGTATGATGAAGCAGATGGGAAGTCGTATTATTCACCCATGCGAATTAATTGTCTTGCTCTTAAAGAAGAAAAGAGTTATATAGGCGAAGATCAATACGATTCAAGTCGATTAGGTGAGTTTAATTTTTTACGAGATGATGTTAAATCTAAAAATATTATAATAGAGGAAGGTGACGTATTAGAATGGGATAATGAATTCTATGAAATAGATGGTGTAGGTTCATCACAATATTGGACAGGTAGAAATCCAGATACAGATTTAGGAAAAGCAGATCATGGAGAATTTGGATTATCTGTAGGTATTAAAGTATCTGCCCATGTAACAAGAAGAAATCGACTAAATATTCAAGAAGTAAGAACTGGAATAAATAAATCAAATAATATACCTAGGAACTTGTAATGGCTAAAAAACAAATGAAACAGACATATGGTAGCTTTTCTAGAGATAAAGAGATTAATCGCGCAACCCATATACGTCGTGATAATGATATTATTAAAACACCTAAATGTACTATTGAAGATGTAGATTGGGCAATAATGTCATATTTACGTGAAATAGTTAAACCACAGATTACAGAAAATGAAAACATGATCGATGTTCCAATAATGTATGCGAGTGGAGAAAAATGGGCACAGGTACAGGCAAAAGGATATATGAGAGATCGTAAAGGTAAAATTATGACTCCTATAATTACTTTACGACGAAATTCTATAACTGAAAGAGACCAGTTAAAAAAATTAGACGTAAATAATAATCCTAGTGGTAATGCACAAATATTACAAAATAAACATACCAAAGTTAATAGATATGATCGATTTTCTGTTCAACAGGGCACAAAAAGATTAAATGAATATTACGTATCAGCAATACCAGAATATATAGACGTATCATATGATTTATTATTATGGACAGAATATACAGAACAGATGAATTTTTTAGTAGAACAACTTATGCCTTTAGGAGGATTTGCCTGGGGTACTACATTTAAATTTCCGACGTTTATTCAAGATTATACATTTGAGACTACAAATGCAACCGGCGAAGATCGAATGGTAAAGGCTACATTACCATTAACATGTAAGGCAACATTATTAATGCCAAATGAATTACGTCGGTCCACAATACAAAAACAATATTCAGTTAAACGTGTTACATTTAACGGAGAGTATGAAACAGATAATACAAATATAACAGACCCACCACCAGATGGGTATTAATTTTAAAGGATAGGTTATGGCATCAACAAAGTTTACAGAAGAAGAATTAAAAAACATTACTAAAATTAGAGATGAAAATTTACGAATAATAACAGAAATTGGCGAAGTGGAGTTACAGGTATTCTTGGTTACCGAAGAACTTAAAAAACTTGAAGAAATGAAATCTAATTTACAGATACAATTTAAAAATTTACAAGTAACAGAAACTGAATTAGTTACTTCATTAAATGATAAATACGGCAAAGGAACTGTTGATGTAAATACTGGAGAGTTTGTCGCTGAAAATTGATAGTTTGGCATTTCATATTAATATTTATAACAAATTGATTATAAAAGAGGAGTACACAAATGGCTGAAAAAATAGTATCGCCTGGAGTTTTTACCAAAGAAATTGACCAATCGTTTCTACCAGCAGGAGTCCAAGCAATTGGAGCTGCCGTAATAGGACCGACATCTAAAGGTCCAACTGGAATACCTACTGTGGTATCAAGTTATTCAGAATTCGTTAATTTATTTGGCGGAAAATTTTCATCCGGATCTGGGGCATATGAAAATTCGTATAAATATTTAACTAATTATGCAGCTCAAGAGTATTTGAAATATGCTGATACTTTAACAGTTGTGCGTATTGGAGCAGAAATGACTCCAGCTGTTGCTACTGTTAACAATGCGGTTGAAACAGGAACAGTTCGTTCAACTGGATCATTAACATTAGTAACTCATGCAAATAACGAATCATATAAAATTACGCAAGGAACAACTGAAGTAACATTTGTTGCACAGACAAATCCAAATAATGATGCCTCAGATAATTCAATCAGATTCTTTGCAAAAGGCGCGGCAATTGCAAATACAGCAGCTAATTTAGCGACAGAAATTGACGCAGTGGTTGCTGATGGGACATTGACAGGTATTGATGCTGCTAATGCCGGCGCAATATTACAACTTTCTGGGTCAGCTTTAGGAACAGGACCAAATGGTATTACATTTGCAACTGCGTCAACCACAGCTCCATCAGAATTTGGAACAACTGCATTAAGTAAATTTACAATGGCAGGTGGTGCTAATTCATCGACAGCTGAGACAGTATTTACATTAACAACATTATCTGAAGGGGCTGACCAAAATAGTGTTGGACCTCAAGGAACAAATAATTCATTAGCATCTGGATCTGAAAATAACATTAGATGGGAAGTGACATCTAAAAATGAAAACAAAGGTACTTTCAATTTAATTATACGAAGAGGTGATGATACAAGTAATAGAAAATCCATTGTTGAGCAGTATAATAATTTAACATTAGATCCTAATTCATCAAATTACGCAGCAAAAGTTATTGGTGATCAAGTATTTACCGTTAGAGGAGCAGGTGGAATTGATCCATTCCTTCAATTATCTGGGTCATTCCCAAATAGATCTAAATATGTTAGAATTGCAGTTGCAAAAAATACTTTAAATTATTTAGATGCAAATGGAAACAAAAGAGTTGCCGGATCTGAAGATAGTTTACCTGTAGTTAGTTCCGGTTCATTCTCCGGAGCATCGGATGGTAATTTACAACATCCGCAGCAATTTTATGAAAATGTAACTGATGCCAATGTACAGGGATATAATTTAGGTGTAGCAGCTAATGGTAAAAATGCATATATTGATGCAATTCGTTTATTAAAAAATCAAGATGAATATGATATCAATTTATTGTCATTGCCTGGTCTAGTCGATAATCATCCAAATCATGCTACAGTGTTAACAGAAGCAGTGAGTATGGTAGAGGATCGGGGTGATTGTTTCTTGGTAATCGATCCAGTTGAATACGGACAATCAATATCGCAAGCAACTGCTAAAGCAGAATCAAGAGATTCAAATTATGTAGCTGAGTATTGGCCATGGATTAAAATTCCTGATAATGATTTAGGAAAAAATGTATGGGTACCGGCATCGACTGTTATACCTGGGGTATATGCATTTAATGATCGAGTAGCCGCACCATGGTTTGCACCAGCTGGTTTAAACAGAGGTGGAATTGATATTGCAGTTCAGACAGAAAGAAAATTGACGCATGCTAACAGAGATACTTTATATGAAAGTAATGTTAATCCAATTGCAACTTTCCCAAATGCCGGCGTTACTGTATTTGGACAAAAAACATTACAGAAAAAGGCATCTGCATTAGATAGAGTAAATGTTCGAAGATTATTAATAGCATCTAAGAAATTTATTGCATCTACTACTAAATTCCTAGTATTTGAAAATAATACGGCAGCAACTAGAAATAGATTCTTAAGTATTGTTAATCCATATTTTGAAAATATACAACAAAGACAAGGATTGTATGCATTTAAAGTGGTAATGGATGAAACAAATAATACACCAGATGTAATTGATAGAAATGAAATGCGAGGACAGATATTCCTTCAACCTGCTAAAACGGCTGAATTTATTGTAGTTGACTTTAATATTATGCCAACTGGTGCATCATTTCCAGAATAGAAATTAGTAAAGCATGATATTTATATAAAAGAGGAAAACAAAGATGGCAGAATTACTTGACCCAACCGAAATATTTTATACAGCATATGAACCAAAGATGGCAAACCG